ATGCACCTTCAGGAGCACTATACACAGCACCGATACGGATGTTGCCACCATCAAGGGTGAAGCTGCTCATGCTTTCGTGGAGGAACAAACCTTCAGCAGAAGCAAAGTCATTAACCTTGTTAGCCCTTGCAGCAGCCTTCTCTGCCTTGGTGTAGTATGTTGCACCAGAGCCTTGGGTTGCCTCAACAATGTCCTGAGGAACATCCATGCTGCTACGCAGATTACGTTGAATATCAACAGGTTTGGTAACAACACGACCAGAAGGAGTTGTCACTTGAGGAAACACATCCCCTGTAACAGCTTCAACTTTAGTTGTGCCATATAAGCCCTCAGACACTTCATCACCTTCGCTCTTAACAACAGCTTCAAACAGAGCACGGGATTGCTCTGGATTGGTTTGCTGCATGATACCAGCAGGGCTAGAGGGATTGTACGTATGAGTGATGCTTCGCACCTCAATACGACGAACCAGATCAGCAATGGGGGTGAGAGCACCAGGAGATTCTACACGAGCTGCTTTGAGCTGTTCAATCTCTTTCTCGATAGCTGCAATACGTTGAGTAGCTGTAGCTGCTTGACGATTGGTCTCAACCTGCTGCTCAAGACGATTGATAGAAGCACCAACTTGCGAATTGTTTTCGTCAACTCGTTTGTTAGCTTCTTTCAGAGCTTGTTTATACGAAACCTTCTCGCCAGTCTGAATATCTTTAGCAAGAGACTTAACACCATCTGCGGGAATAAGCTTCTTCTTCAGAAGTTCAATCTCAGCTTGGATAGCACGAATCTCTCCGCTCTCAGCCAAGTTACCGGCTGTACCAAGCAAGCTTTCCTTCTCTGTCTCCAGCTTACGAATCAAAGCGTCTTGTTGACCAGCAATATTACTGAGGAGCTCTTCGTCAGTACGAGGACGTACACTGAAGATGCTCTGGGAGGCCACAGGAACCTCTGTAGGCGTTTTTACAGAGGGGGTTGGTACCTGGGCAGCATCAGCTGCTTTCGTAGCCTTAGAAGCCGTTTTAGCGCTTTTAGCAGAGGCACGAATGAAAGCACCAAAGCCTACAGCATCAAGCACTGTAGTGATGTCATCAATCCACTTCTCTGTTGTAGAATATTGCTCATCACCAAGCAGATCGTTAGTGAGGCTATATTGTGCAAACTGAGCTTCGCTAGAGAGAACAACACCGTTCACTTTAGAAATGGCGTTAAGCACTTCCTTCTTGAACGCCAGACGTTCAGCAGGAGGAAGACTCTCCATCTTAGCACGAAGATCTTCTTTCTTACTACCAGGGATCAGATGAGCCTTCAGGGTTTGCCACAGAGAGGTAGACTTACCATTCTCCAGTTCACGAGTAATCTGACTCAGGTAGGATTGTGTGCTGAAAGGAGCAACAGCTGCAACCACTGTACCAGGGATGTTTTCTACTTGCTTCCATTTCAAAGAAGATGTGTGAGCGTTAACGAGTCCTTGGATTTCAGTGTTAGCTGCATGAATCTCAGCAATAGCATCTGCTACAGTGAGACGAGCTGCTTCGTTATCAGGCTTCTCACCTTTAGAAGGCTGAGAAAGAGCACTGGTAGCCAGATGGACAGAAGGCTCTTTACGCAAACTATCTTTATTGAACGAATCAACAATCTGCTTCTTACGCTCGTAAGGGATAGTGGGATCAGACAACACTTGCGTCATTGTCTTCATATCCACGTTGTCAGCCGCTTGCTGCACTTTCCCTTGAATAGCTTTAGCAGTTGTATCAATACCAGTCTGGGCTTCAGCCACCATGATCTGATAGTTTTCAACAGCTTTAGCAGGATCACCTGCAAGAAGGGCAGTAGAGGCTGCCCGTGTCTTAATAGCAGACGAAGGAGGAATGTACGAAGGAGTTGCTGATTCTGGATTAAAAATATTCAGATCGGTAGGCGCTTCTGCCGTACCCATCAATTCGTCTAGTGTTGCCATTAACTAATTACCTTTTTAAACGCCTCAGGGCCGCCTACCGAGCTGAAGATGCTGGTGCTTAGTTGGAACATAGATGTGGCATCTTGTGCCTTGACACCTGCAAAATTAGCTTGTGTACCAAAGTCAGCAGCTGTCTGGCTGAGATCACTCATCTTATTGGCTGTCTGGATTGCACCAAGGTTAGAACCAATGTTCGCACCCAGTTGTGTACCAATACCACCCAACGAACCAAACTCAGCAGAGCTTCCCGTGGCCCCTGTATTAATTGCGCTCTGCACAATACGGGCTCTACGCACACGAGCTTCACGAATCTGTTGCCTACGTTCAGCAGCAGCTGAAGCTACGTTAGCTGCTTTCTGTTCAGACTGAGCTTGCTTTTGCACTTCAGCTTGCCGAGCCATTGCAGTAGCTTGTTCTTTACGAGCCTCTCTAGCTTCCAGATAGGAAGCTGCACCAACAGCAGCAGATGCAATAATTGCTACTTCAATTCCCATACCACCACCTCATACTCTTTTTCATCATAGTGTAATTTATATTTAGTTTCGCCACCGAACAGTTTAGCGAACTTAGGATTTGGCGTAATAGTGAATATATGAGAATATCCAGCCTTGGTGGCTCCGTTTACCAACTCAGCAAACTTGGTATACCCGTGCCTAAGAGAATCTTTAGTCCAGTTACGGACGACACAATGAAGACCAATTGCATCGTCCAACCGTTCAATCTCTAGCGTGTAGTCATCATTCTCAAAGAACAATTCTTTATGTGACTGAGTTTCCATTTAGTGCTAGATTCCATCCAATGATTCGGCAGTCCTTACCAGGTTCAGTTTCAAAATACAAACTGAAAGCCTTGCCACGACCCCTCACTTTATTACGGGAAGTTACAACTTCAAATCCTGTATCGTAATCATCCTCAGGTCCACTGGGAATGTATTCTTTACGATAGCGATAGGCCTGAACAAGAGGACTCCATTTATTAGATTTATATCCATTAGCCCAGTCCCACATTGTACGAATAAAGCAACCAGACGGGCTCAAAGGATTGAGCTCTGCATCTACACCGTTTTCTGTACGATAGAAATGGATGGTTAGATATGGAATCTGTTTATGAATGGACGAATCATCAGCTGTATATTCACCAGTAACCATGTAGGCTTTAGCGTCTACGCCAATGTTATCAACTTGTTCCCAATCTTTGAAATAGGGATTATTGTAATACGCAAATGTGTATTTGATTGTACCGGCTACGTTCACTGCCACAAGGTAACGAGTGGTTTGTAAACCAGCTTGACGACCTGTATTAGGGACAACCACTTCGTCAGAACCAGAGAACACTTCATCACCATCTACCAGTACAAGTGTATTACCTACACCAGACTGGAAGGGAGCAGAACGGAAACCACTAAGAAGCTCTGCAGAGTTATTTGCAAGCTTCATAATCCTGTTCACATAGAACGCATTTATGGAGAGATCAAGGACAAGCTCTTTTGTTTCAGAGCTTCCAGTAAACAACTCACCATCTCGATAAATCCACCTAATTTTCTTTCCAACTGCGTCATAAATACCAATAGCCTTTTCTTTAGCTGTATTACTGATTGCTTCGTAGAAAGACTGAATTGTTGCCAGTGTAATATTCTGTGCAGTGTATTCACCAATCTGATCTTTACCTACAGCATAGATGCCATCCTCAGACCAATAGAGAACACGGCTAGAATCTTCCACAACACAACGCGTACCCAGAGATCCGAAATTGGAAATACGCTGAGTCTTGAAGTTGGTTGCAGAGAATCCATAATCACTGCCACCAGAGATTGTCCATACGCCGTTGTTAGCAATAACAATCAAATGACTAGACAAGTTAACAAGGCTAATAATCTTGTCAACACCAGACAGTCGAATAAATCCACCATCTGTCTCTACTACGTCATTAGACTCACGGGAAGTAGGATCGCCCTCTTGGTAACACTTCGTAATATCCGGAGCACTCTTGACTAGCTGAGAGAAGAACACAAAGTTCGACAGATCAGGACTACGCTTATCACCACTAACCACTGTACCATTAAAGCCTGCGTAGAACACACGCCCTGCAAACTCAGTTACAATAGTGGCACCACCAGAGGAATAGTCCGCAGGAGTGGTGAAGGTGGCCATTGCCATCTGAGGGTATTTACTCTTATTAGCAACGATAGCTGCTGCACGAGATTCACCACGACGGATCACGTCAATGATGAAATACCCTCTAGAGGTGTTTGTAGTAGCGCCTAATACCTCAGCATACAAGTTGGCATAAATACGCTCAAAAGGCGATTGACCAGTTGCTACAGGCTGATATTGAAGGCCGGGCCACACTGTCTCAGAGTTACTGGGATATACACCTAGAACACTCTGATAATGGTTAGCAGGATCAACCAGCGTACCATTACTGTCTTTACGAGGAATACCCCAAGACTGATTGTACAGATTGTACTGATGAGCAGCACTCAATGTGCTAGGACGGAATGCAATATCTGTCTCAGCATTACCTGTTACTTCAACACCCCAGACATCTCGTGTCTTAAGGGTTTCATAGCTTGCAGCAAATGATGTTCCGTTATACGTAACAACAGCAATGGTGTTAGCACCAGCAGCTACAACCAATCGACCGTCAATACTTGCGAACGAATAATCTGTATTCGTTGGGAAAGACGAAAGAGTGATTGTGCCTTTGTAACCGTCCGTAGACAGCGAACCTACTTGCAAATCGAAGAAGTTCAAGACTTGCTGGGTTTGCATCACCAAGAAGATAGAACCAGAGTCACCATTGACGTTACGCCATTCAAAAGTGACAGGTGTTTGATTCTTTAGATCGTTTAGTGAGACAGGTAAGTTACGAAGGGTGTGCTCTTGCTCAAAGTCAAGACCAAGGCGTCTATCTCGTGTACCATCCCTATTGAGCTGAAAGTTTTCTTCGTCAGAGGATGCCTCAGGAGGGAAATTTACAGGACTAGCTTCAGTGATCAGGCCTTTGATGAAATTCTTAAATTCAATCTTGACCGACTTCTTTGGCATTTTTCGTTTCCTTTACAGGCTTGGAATCAAGATAACGATCAACATCTTGTTTCGCAAACGCAGGAGATGTATACATGCCAGACAGCATATCGGGAATCTTACCGCCTTTACCGTCTGTCACGACGATATAGGAAGTAGGAACCGACTTATGCGGCTTAATTTGATAACCTTTGTAGATAACCATTAACGTCGTCCTTTACGACCAAAATCAGCATACTTGACACCACCTTCTGCTCTCCAAGCTTTACGAGAGAGCCAACGCTGTTGCCTGCCAACTTTTTGTTCTGCTTTTTGGTTTGCAACTTGCCGTAGTGCAAGAGAAGCTGTACTCTTAACTTCTTCTACCAACGCAGGAAATGCATCAATAGGGAGATCAGGAATAGCTTCGTTAGTACGTGTCCAAGAGGGTACAATATATGCGATACATTGCGTCTTGCTCTTCTTCAGTGTGTCATCCACGTCTGAGTTATAGGAGTCAGTGACCAAATATGTATCGTCAAACGATGTCCAGTATTGGGGGTCAGCATCATTGAAGATATTGAGCTTAACACCACTGAAGTCATTTACGACAACCAAGTTACCAGAGCTATTGTTACGAGAAGAGATATAACGAAGAAAAGCATCTGGCTCTTTATATTTCAATTCAATAAATCTTGGTTCAGACTCTGTACCAACATTATAACTGAAGCTTACAAGTTCTTTTAGATTATCAGGAAGCTTCATATAGTTCGGTCGAGACAACGAGCCGCTGGCATCAAGCTGAACAAGCTTACGAGTATGAGGCCAATTCCTATTGGCAATCATTTCGTAATAACAAGTTTTGATAATCTGTGCTACTTGTTGAGATTCAATAGTGTCGTCAAGACCGTTAACCTCATCTGCATCAAGGTCATTAAGAACGTCTTGTACGATCTCCAGCAGACTCATTTTCATATTAGGTTGCCTTAATCAAATTCATTGTCAGGTTCAAACTCTCAAAGTTGATGTTACCTGTATCAGTAGAGGCAACCATGAGTTGAACGTAGTCATTAGCATTGAGGCTAATGTAGTCAGATGCTGCAAGATTACCATAATCACCGTTAGCGTTAGATTTACATTGCACTTTAAGGGAAGAAACAGACGAACCGTTCACCCTGAATCGAACAGCCACTTTAGCTGTATTAGAGGGGAACAAAGACACATTAGTCCAGAACACAAGTTCGTAAATGCCTGCTTGTGCAGCAATGAGTCGATCAGATGTAAAAGTAATATTGCTGGAGATAGTGCTTGAAAAAGGAGCACCAGGACCAGTGAGCAGAACATACTGAGATGTTGTGTTCAGCGTGGGATCTGCAGCAGCTGTAACGGGAAATGGGACAGCGTTATTGGCAATTTGCATATTAGCATATGCGCTGTCAATAACCAGTTTAAATCCGTTATCTCCTGTGGTGAGAATACGACGATTAGCGTTACCACCGTCTCCAGACAGCCCTTTGAGAGTCTCAGATCCTACCTTCTTCCATGTACCACTACCACTTCCATTACCGAAGTATGCAGTGTTAGAAGCAGCAGACGAAACCCCTTTAGGCTCATGCAGCTCGGCTTCAGGAATGTTTTTATGTTGTATCGCTATTTTAGGTTCCTCGCTTTCTGTTACACAAATAAAAAAAGGAGCCCGAAAGCTCCTTTATTGTGTGCTTCAGGCTTTGGCCTTATTGAAGTATTCAAGCACGAGAACAGCCTTACCGGCTTGCGTTGCAGTGGGGGAAGTACCACCCATGTCAACAGCAACCCGAGTAGCTGAAGTAGTACCTGTGGCCGAGCTAAATGCCCATGTACCGTTACCTGTAGAAGCAACAGTCTTAGTACCCACAGCTTGCAGTTCAGCTTGCGTCAGAGTGATGTTGTTGGTACCAGTGGCACCGTTAGCACCAACGCGCACGGTGGGAGAAGTACCACCAAGGACGAAAGCTTCATCAACGCGAAGAGTAGCAGACTTGAACTGAGCACCACGGGGAACAACCACCGGGGGAACAAAGCCGTCGTTGAGGGAAGCACCAGTCAGAGTCACGCTCAGAACGAATGTGCTGTTGTAGCCTTTTTCAAGACCCACCGAGTTACCTGTGTCACGGCGGCCGTAGTTTTGCGACACACCAATACCAGCTTGATTGCGAAATGGCATTTTATATTATCCTTTGTTCGTTTAGAAAGGGCCTGCTAGGCAAGCCCTAAATTAATTTCAGCTGTTGACAGCAGAGGTGATCAGGATACCCAGGGTGTCAACACGCTGCGTACCGAAGCCCCAACGAGCGGAGGTAACGAATTCGTCACGACGCAGGTCTTTGTTACGCTCGCCTTCCACCTTAGGCATACGACGCCATGCAGCCATAATAGGCTTGGTGTTGTCGTCAGCCACGCTCATGAACACGTTAGCCACGCCGTTAGCAACGGTAGTAGTACCATCGCTGAAGGAGCCAGTAGCCAGACGGTTAGAGGTGATGATGTTCCAGCCATACAGGTTCATCAGGAACTGGTGATCACGATCGAAACCGTTCTCCAGAATCTTCTGACCGAAGGGGGTCACGTCACGAGCCAGCGAGACAGTCTTGTCCAGCGTAGCAGCCACAACCGGGTCAACAATAGCAACACGGCCAGCCATGGGCACGTTAGCTTTGTCGAATGCCAGCTTCATGGAGATGAAGTGGCTCAGAGCAGCGACGTTGTTGGTTTCAGCAGAAGCGATACGGTGAGCGAAGCCGTTCACCAGGTTAGCGTTGCCGTTAGTCTGCGAGGTGTTGCAACGGCTGAGGAAGCGAGTCTCGAAGATTTCTTGAATAGCACGAGTAGATTCGCTCGAACGGGCGCTCATCAGAGCTTCCACTTGAGCACCATCTTCACGAAGTTCGTCAGTGACGTACCAAGCATCGCCAACGTAGTCGGTGATGGTCAGAAGCACTTCACCCGATTCAATCGGAGTGTAGTCGAAAGGAACTTCTTCAGCACCGTCTTGAATAGTGACAGTACCAACGGTTTTGATGTGCAGAGTGGTGCCAGAACCGAAGTCAGACACGTTACGATACATCACACCGGGGAGCAGGCCGTCTTGCAGGTTACGCAGAATGAAGGCCGAGTATTGTTCTGCTTCGATAAAAGCAGTGGAGTTTGCGCGATTTTGCGACATTATAAATCCTTACTTGAAATGTTTGAAATAGACTTTCGGATCGGTGAGATCATGCACCGACAAACCTTGACCATGAAGCTCTTCTACCATACGACGAGCGTTAACAGTTTCTTCACGAAGATCAGCTGTCGTTGCACCAATCAATGTTGGCTTAGTGTTCTTACCGACAAATGAATCTTGCTTAGGAGTAAAGGCCGATGTATTAATCGAGCCAGCAGCAGGTGCTGGAGCTCCTTTGCTCTCGCCAATACCAAGCAGCTTAAATGCTGCTACAGGGCTTTTGGCTGCAAGAGAATTAATTTCAGTCACAGACATGCCAAGTTCTTTAGCCTTGCCGTAGAATACTTCCTCTGCTTTGTCCCCGAATGATTGTGTAAGAGTAGAAACAACTTTAGAGAGATTTTCTTTAGCAACAGCCTCAGTCTGTTTAGCAGTGAGTGTGTTAGAAACCAGTTCAGCAATTTCCTCTTTTGACAGTCCAGCAGGTACAGGTGGTGTAGCCGCAGGAGGCGTGTTATTCTGAGTGAGTTGCAGAAGTGTCTGTTCGAGTTGGGCAATCTTAGCTGCTGCTGCTTTTGCTTCGGCCAGTTCCTGCTCTTGTTGACGAAGTTTGTCACTGAGCTGTGGAATGTAGTCTTGCGAATGCTTGAGAGCGTTAAGAGCGTCTTCAACAGATTTGTACTTCTGTTCTCCACGATCGTTCTTGATCTGAGCAAGCAGGGTAACGAGCTGATCAGGAGAACCACCGTTTGGCGTATTGCTACCGCCAGTGTTTTGATTGTCCGGGGTTGCCGGAGGAGTTTGATTATTAAAAATCGAGGTCGGGTCTGACACTGATTTAAATTCCTATACGTATAAAAAATTGGTGCTGGTTGTATGAATCGAACACACGACCTTCTCATTACAAGTGAGTTGCTCTACCTTCTGAGCTAAACCAGCAGTACATAAGTATACTAGTATTAATAACTCACTATATCCTTAATCGTTCACTTCGTTCACTGATTAAGATTAATACTAATATATACTAAATATACTTACGGAGTATATTACTTCGTTTTTTGAATTTTTTCGCCAGATTCAGACGAAATCAAAGAAATAACTTCATAAATTGCTCGTTCGTAACCAATATAATCGGCTTGAACATACGCCCAAGAGGGCGATTGATACGTCTCTTTCTGGCGTATTTCTCTTCGTAACGCATCAGTTTTCTGCATTAGAATTGCCGTAAGGCGTTCTCTAAGAAAAGCCGAAGCTTTGAAGTCTTGCTCCAGTTCTTCGGCTTTCTGTTTATCTAATCCTTTAGTTAGGACTGTTTTCATTGGACAGGCATTGTTTGTTCAACCATCAAATCCTCTGTAGCTTGACCAGCAAGACGTTGCGTTTCTTGTTGTTCAAACACTGCTACGTTAGGACGAATGAGTTTGAATCGGTTAATGTTGAGAAGATCTTCCACCATCTTAGCCAGCTCGATAGAGCTAACGTGAGCAGAGATTTGAGGCCAGATTTGCGTATTAGACAATTGTGTCAGGTTCTGAACCATCTGAGCTTGAGCAGCAAAATGTCGAGCACCAATAGGACGAAGAATGCCGGAGGCGGTAATATCGTCACGAGTAATTGTAACAAATTGTTTCACACCCAAGTCATTGTTCATAACGCGGATAACGTCTGTCTGATCAAGATTACGTCGTCCTGTTTCGAGCATTGCATTCAATACTGGTTCCAGCATTTCAATCTCGAATGTCGTAATCTTCTCTTGGAAAATACGACCTGCTGCGTTCTGAAGCTGTTGAATCTCAAAAGCTGTCTTCTCACCTGCGGAACGAATACCCATAGCTTCACGAGGAGCTCCAGCATACTGTTCCATACGCATCTCAAGCTTATCAATACCTTGTTCTGCGGTAATTACCCACTGTACGTTACGAGCAAGTTCTGTAACACTGCCGTTTTCGTCAATGTGAATCTCTTCACCTGGTCCATAGTTAAACTGTTCCACTTCTCCAGCAATAACAAGAGGGGGAAGAACAGCCAAGTCCATCGCGTCTGCTTTCAAGTTCTCAAGATGGTCAATGCGGTATTGCATGCCAACCAAGTTCTC